ATGACTGCTGCTACTTGATCAGGAGTATCTTTTTGCTTTTCTGCAATGTAATGCTCATGCATATGTCCTTCAAGAATTTGTAAAGTCTCAACAGGAACATTCTTTTCAACACCATGTTCAAATAATACATCATAATGAGCAACATTACCGTTCTCATCTAGGTCATGCATTTCTGCAATACAGTTTCCAACACCATACTCTTCATGCTTTACTTTAGATGCACAGTCATGCTTCTTTTTCTTACCATATCCTTCTTTCATATGGTCGGCAGCCTTATACATTGGTGTGCCGTCTTTCTTCTTTAGACCTTTCTTATAATTTTGATATGCAGGAGTATTTGCTTTCTTATCAGCATTGGTAACTACCATTGCTTCATTCATATCAACATCCCACCATCTTGCTTCCTTTACATCTTTACCCATAGCCTTTTTAATGGCTTTGTCTTTAGATCCAAAGTACTCATCTTTACTACTTTCTACTTTACCATCACCATCATAGTCCTTATCTGCCTTCTTACCATTCTTTTTCTTATTAGGAGATCCAAAAAGATCATCATCCTTCTTACGATCTTCCTCTTCTTTCTCAGGAGACTCGTCTTTTGCTTCAGCATACATTACTTTGTATGCATCCTGTAATGCAAAAAAATCTTGGGATTTCATTTCTCTCAAAACACTTTTCTTTTATTTAGTCTCGTAGACCTCTCCAATCTCCCAACAACCAAGATTTTCATCTCCAATAACATCCATAGCAAATTCTAGTCTGTTAGCAGGAACTACCACACAGTATCCTATACCAAGATTAAATACTCTCCTCATTTCTAATTCATCAACATTACCCTTCAACTGAATCTTCTTAAAGATTTCAGGAACCCTCCAAGCATTCCAATCAACATGTGCTTTCAATCCCTTAGGTAAACAACGTGGTAAGTTCTCTGGAATACCACCACCTGTAATATGTGCCATACCATATACTTCATCCATCTCACTTAATAATCTCTTGACCACTGGTGCATAGATTGTAGTTGGTGTAAGTAACTCAGGATGATCAGCATAAAATATTTGATGTCTAGTCAAAAGATAATTAACAAGACTATATCCATTACTATGAAGTCCACTGCTTTCTATACCAATGATTCTATCACTTGGTTTAATACTTTTTCCATCTATAATATCCTTTTTATCTACTATACCTGTACAAAATCCTGCCATATCATAATGAAGTTGTCTTGGATGTTCAGCCGTCTCTCCACCTAAGAGATCCATACCTGCTATTTCACATCCTTTTAAAACTCCTACCATAATATCTGCTACATTATTATCTAATCTCTGGGTAGAAATATAATCTAAAAAATATAATGGATTCGCACCACATGTAATGACATCATTAACACACATCGCAACCAAGTCTTGGCCTATGGTTGTATAATCATTAGCAACTGTACATATGTTGAGTTTAGTTCCAACACCGTCAGCACCAGAAACTAAAATAGGTTCCTCATATCCTACAGGAACCTTTATCATTCCCCCAAACCCACCAAGACCAGGAACTTTAGATTTAAGATCTTCCACAAACTTATTGCCAGCATCTATATCAACACCAGCAGTTTTGTAATCTAACACAATTCCCTCCTTTTTAAAATCTAGTGGATCATCCCATGTCATCCTACTCTATCCTCCATCCAATCACTAATAGCAGCATCATATTCAGCAGTATGTTTAAATGCTTCTAATGCAAGTTGATATCTTAAATCATCAACAGTATTATCTTTTAATGCTTCAATAAAACGTCCATACTGTTCTGGATTAGTTAATATAGAAACATCTTTATGATTCTTTGCTGCTGATCTTACCATAGTAGGACCACCAATATCAATATTTTCTATTGCTTCTGCCCATGTTACATCTGGTTGAGCAACAGTTGCTTGAAAAGGATATAGATTTACTACAACCACATCAATATGCTTAATACCATTTGCCTTACGATCTAAATCATGAGCAGGATTACCACGTTGAGCAAGAATACCCCCATGAATTTTAGGATGTAAAGTCTTTACTCTACCACTAAGAATCTCTGGGGAACCAGTATACTCAGATACCTTCATTACAGGTATATTTGCTTCACTAATAACCTTATGAGTACCACCACTAGATATTAGATCATATCCATGAAATACTAACTTATCTGCTAAATCAACAATACCTTCTTTGTTTGATACACTTAATAAAGCGTAGCTCATAAATCCCCCTCTTTTCTATTTTCTGATTTGTGGACATCAAACTCTCCACCAGGATAACGTGCTTTAAGTTTATCTACATTCATCTCAATGATTTCATCAAAAGAAGTATCAAGTGCCATACATGCTTGGGCAATATACCAGCAGATATCACCTAGTTCTCTCTTCATATGAAAGACATTATCTTCATTGTATGGTTTACCTTGAAGAATAATCTTTTTAACTACCTCTGTAAACTCACCTGCCTCAGCAGTCAAACCAAGTGCAGCAGTAAGAAGGTGAGATACATCACAATCATCTTCCACATCCAACTCAGTCATTCTTCTTAAAAGTTGTGCAAAATCCTTACTAGGATCACTCGTAACTCCATCAACAAAGTCAAGGTATTTTTCAGTATCTACAGTCATTTTAAATTACAAAGTAATAAGCATCTTCATCATTCAATTCATCAGATGCTTTTTCAATTTCACATCTACCTGTGCCATTAAAATCTATCTCTTTAAATTCCTGATCATCTATATCATAAACAATCGCATTTTTTGATAATGCATTTTCGTTTAATTTTTGGAGAGATTCTAATAATTCTTTATAAGTCATAATTAATTAAATTTAAATCCATCAAAGTTTTTCTTAAACTTTTTCTTTTCGTTATTATACTCTTCTTCTTGTCCACTGTCAACAATATCTTCTTGTGCTTTTTGCTCACAATCATATAATCTCATCTTAGCACGATCAATACCCACAATAAATCTCTTGTTAATGGTAGGATCATTATATCTATTTTTTAATTGCTTTACCATTATTTGATTCAACGGTTCCAAGTCTTCTGTAGAAATAAGGGCAAACATAAGGTCAGCAGTAGCAGGGAGTCCAAAAGATTCAGAGGT